CAGCAGGTTTCAATATATCACCTTTCTTAAAATGTTTAAAGTCTTCTTTTACGATAAATGCAAATACACCATTTTCTCTTACAACTTTAATGTATTTCTTTCCTTGAGAAACTTTAATTAAAGAATCCCATTTATCAACTTGTTCTTTTGAATAACCAGTAAGTTCTTTTCTACCATCAGAAGTAGAACACCTTACATAGTCTTGTTTAGCACCTTCCATTAGGTTCTTAACACCTTCTTCTAGTGTTTTAGCAGTTTGATTTACTTTTATCATAGTGTTTATTCTCCCTATTTGTTGTTCTCAATGTCTTTTGCTTGAAAATAAAAAGTTGCAATCGCTGAAACTATCGTAATTGCGAACATTACGAAAAACATTGTCCAGTTTTCTTGTCCTAAACAATGACCACCGCAATCTTCTATTGCACCTACAGCCATTATTGCACTTAATATAGTGATTATTGAAAAAAATGATGTCATTTTTTGTCCTTTCATAGTGTTTGTTAACATATACATACTAATATACCATAGTTAACGAAAGGTGTCAAGCAAAAAATGAGCATTTTTTCAAAAAAATACATAATTTTTGCGTTTTTTGTACTATTTTTGTTCTCTGGATGTTCTTTTAAGTTCACAGATTGCAAAATTTTCCCAAATATTGAAGATAATCCCATTGACAATAAGTTTCAAAGAGAAAGTATTAAAAAAACTTTAAAACACGGCGGTGTTTACACGCAATTTAAATGTAATTTCTAAAAAAGACCATAAATATAGAAAAAGAATGGGAGGTTTATGGCAAGAAAAGGAATTTTTGGCGTAAGTTTATATACTAAAGGAAAACCAAAGAAGACAAGTCAAGGAAAACGAAAAAGAATGGTTAAATTTAGTTCAATGAACAAGTCTAAAAAGAGAAGTTGGAAGGCTTATAGAGGACAGGGTTAATGGAAGGCGAATTTAAGATTAAAGTAGGTAGAAGTATCTACACTTACACTAATTTTGACGATATACCAAAAGAGATTGGTGCTGTTATTTCATTTAATCCTAAATATCCAGAAGAACCTCATACAGAAGAAGAACATAAGTTAATAGAAACCTTTAACGACAAATTACAGGAGCTAATGAAACGGGAATGCCGTCGGTTACGAGAATAGGAGACAAAGATGTTACCCATTGTAGTACACCTGCAAGAGCGCAAGGTTCGCCTAATGTGTTTTGCAATGGTATTGCAATAAGTAGACAAGGTGATAATAATACTTCACACTTGTTACCACCTGTTCCTTGCCCTGCACACTCAGCACCTATAGCAACTGGTAGTACTACGGTATTTGTAAATGGTAAAGGTTGTGGTCGTGTAGGTGACGCAATATCGGGTTGTACAAGTGTTGCTGAAGGTTCGCCTAATGTGTTTGCTGGTTAGTGTATAAATATTAGTGTTATGGCAAACTATGATAGTAAATCTTCAACTAGTAAAGACAGGGTAACCAGGATATATTCTGATTTAGACCTTGATTTTATGCGTAATCATACGACAAGCGATTTAACAAAGTTAGAAGATGTTGAAGCTGTAAAAAGAAGTGTTAAAAATTTAATACAAACAAATCATTATGAGAGACCTTTTCATCCTGAAATAGGTAGTGATGTAAGAGCATTGTTATTTGAAAATATGACACCTCTTACTGCATTAAATTTAGAAAGAAAAGTACAAGAGGTTTTACAAAACTTTGAACCTAGAGCAAAGATAACTTCAGTTATAGCAGAACCTATTGAAGATAGAAATGCTTATCATTTACAAATTTCTTTCTATGTTGTAGGTATACAAACACCAGTTGTCGTAGAAACATTTTTACAAAGGTTAAGATAAAATGGCAAGCACAAAATTAGACATATCAGAATTAGACTTTGACGCAATTAAAGTAAATCTAAAAAACTTTCTATCTAAACAAGCAGAATTTTCAGACTATAACTTTGAAGGTTCAGGTTTTGCAATTTTAATTGATTTACTAGCATACAATACACACTATCTTGGTTTCAATGCTAATATGTTAGCAAATGAAATGTATCTGGACTCAGCAGATATAAGAGCAAATGTAGTTTCACTTGCTAAGATGTTAGGTTATACTCCTTCTTCTGCAAAATCACCAGTTGCTTCAGTTGACATTGTTGTTAATGACGCAACAGGAACAACTTTAAGTATGGACAAAGGACAAACATTTACAACTTCTGTAAATGGCACTACTTACAATTATATTACAAATGAAGATTTAACTATTTCACCTGTTGATGGTGTATTTAAATTTTCAAATGTTTCTTTATACGAAGGTACACAAACAACATTTAGATATACGGTTGACGAACAAGACCCAGACCAAAAATTTATTATACCTAGTGCTAACGCTGACACTTCTACATTAAAAGTAAAAATACAAACAAGTTTACAAGATACTAGTTCAACAACATATTCACAGGTAACAGGTTTAACAAAATTATCTTCTGAAAGTAATATCTATTTTTTAAATGAAACAGATACAGGTAAATTTGAAGTAACCTTTGGTGATGGTATATTAGGTAGAAAACCACAACAAGGTAATATTGTAATATTAGAATATATTGTATCTAATAAATCTTTATCAAATGGTGCAAGTACTTTTGTACCTGCAGGTTCTATCGGAGGTTTTTCAAACATTACGGTTACAGCAAATAGTGTATCGCAAGGTGGTAGTGAACCTGAAAGTAAAGAGAGTATTCGTTTTAATGCACCTTTACAATATACAGCGCAAGACAGAGCAGTAACCACTTCTGATTATGAAACAAAAGTTTTATCTGTTTATCCTAATGCACAATCAGTTAGCGCTTGGGGCGGTGAAGATGACGAAACACCTATCTATGGTGTTGTTAAAATTGCAATCAAAGCTGCTAGTGGTTCTACATTAACTACACAAACAAAACAAGATATTATATCTAAACTAAAAGAATATAATGTTGGTTCGGTTACACCTCAAATTGTAGACCCAGAGGTAACTTCTATTCTTTTAACAACAAATGCTAAGTATGACGCTGCCGCTACTACAAAAGATAGTGAAACATTAAAATCAGATGTTATCTCAGCATTAACAACATATAATTCAAACACACTACAAAAATTTGATAGTGTATTCAGATATTCAAAAGTAGTTAAAGCAATTGATGATAGCGATACTAGTATATTATCAAATATAACTACATTAAAAATTAGAAAGTCTTTTACACCTACATTAAATAGTTCTTTAAAATATAATGTTTATTTTAGAAACGCACTTTATAATCCTCATATGGGACATAACTCTACTATGGGTGGTATATTATCATCAACAGGATTTAAAGTTAACGGTTCTGACTTTGAACATTTTTTAGATGATGATGGTAATGGTGTTGTAAGAGCATATTATTTGTCAGGCGCAACTAGAGTTTACACAAACTCAACGCAAGGCACTATTGATTATTCAACAGGTGCCATTACAATTAATTCATTACAAATAACAAGTATATCAAATATTAGAGGGAGTGCTTCAAGTGTAATAGAGTTAACCGTTCAACCATCTTCAAATGACATTGTTCCAGTTAGAGACCAAATACTAGAAATAGATATTGCAAACTCAACTATTAATGTTGTCAAAGATACTTTTGTAGGTGGTGCTTCAGACGCTGGAGTTGGTTACAATACTACATCCGCATATTAATAAATGGCAAAGTTCAGTAAGAAAATTACTAACTTATTAGGTAGTCAGGTACCTGAATTTGTACTTGAACAGCATCCTAAATTTGTAGAATTTGTAAGAACATATTTTACATTTATGGAAAGTGCTGAGTTAACTATTCTTAACTCTCAAAGCACAGAAGGTATATTACTTGAAACAGAAACAGGTCAAACTAATAATCTAATTTTAAACGCAAGTCGTTTAGGTTCAGAAGCAACTCAAATAGACGCTGGTGGTAAAATACTACAAGAGACTTCTTCTTTTGGTGCGTTTACTCAAAATGAAATAATCAAAGGTTCAACTTCAAAAGCAGAAGCAGTTATACTTGCTGAAGATAATAATAATAACGGCAAGTTTATTATAACAACGCAAGATAAATTTATTGAAGGTGAAACTATTATAGGACAATCTTCTAATGCGTCAGGTGTTGTTGGTTCTTATAGACCTAATCCAGTTCAAAACATACAAGACTTATTAAACTTTAGAGACCCAGACAAAGTTATTCAGCATTTCTTAAATCAATTTAGAAATGAGTTTATGAAAACTATACCTGAAGACTTACACGAAGATATTAATAAAAGAAACCTAATTAAAAATATTAAATCACTTTATAGAACAAAAGGTACTG